AAGGTTTGGGATTGGCTGCGTACTGCTGTTAAGAAGATAAAAGAGGCGTTTACTTGTGAGAATCTGTTTGCCCAACTTCTTGTCCGTGGTATATTGACTACGCTAGTTACGGTGTTAGCATTAGAAGTAATGAGGACGGTTTTAGGAACCGCCTATAGTGCCGGCCGTGACTTTTTGTTGTCGAAGATGCAAGATAAAGGAATACAGACACAAGGGTTTGGAGATGAATTGGAAGAAGAAAGAGAAAGAGACCCTTTGAGATACTGTTTGGAAGTTGTTAGGACTATGTTTGCCATACCGACATCTAGATTCTGGATGTTGTGTGATAAGTTGCTGAAGATAAAGAACATGGCGCAGTCCATTGAGTACCTGTTAGATCATGCAAAAGATTTGTATTATTGGATATACGAGGCGCTCACAGGGAAAGTGTGTGGAAGAACGGCAAGAGAGAGAGACATACTCGCATTTTCAGAGAGGGTCTGCGAATTGAGAGCTGTGTTGCAGCAAGGAATTTCAGAGGAAGTCTTTTCTACTACAACAGCCGCCTTGGAGACGGCGTGTGGAATTGAGAAGAAGAGGTTAGAGATGGCTGCTACGCGAAAGCACTCAGCGGATCGACCTTATTTTGGTCACTTGTTGGCTCGGATGGGAGAGATTTATCAGAAGTGTGCGATTGAGTTGGAGACTAGGAGATTGAGTGCAAAGGAGAGACCGGTTCCTGTTTTTGTCCATTTTTATGGAGATCCCGGGACAGGGAAGTCGAAGCTTACTCGTCCACTTTTGGAAGCTGTGTGGAGGTATGTGAAGCATTATCAGGAAGAGAGGAAGATAATTGTTGACTTGGATTCGTTTGGATATCACTGCGTTTTCAATTTCAACCCACAGGAGGAGTTCTTCGATGGTTATCACAATCAGTTCTTTGTTTTGATCGATGATTTGTTCCAGATGCTGGACGTAACTGCGAGAGCTAAGGCTTCCATGAATTTGATATCAATGATTTCACCAACTCCTTATTCGTTGCGAGTAGCTACTGTTGAGCAGAAATCCCACACTTACTTTACTAGTAGGTGTATTATCTCGACGACGAATGTCCAGGACCTTAGAGTGGAAAGTCTGGGAATACAAGACACCTCTGCGGTTGAGTCCCGGATAACCTTTGGGATTCACCTGCATAAGGATGGGAAGATGACTCTTGATCAGGAATTAAATGGAAAGAAAGGAGAAGAGGTGACATTTGGACAACTTGTGTCGTTGATTGGAGAAGCGATACTGGAGAGACATGACCAAGTTGGGTCGAATGCCGATGCCACTTTGTACCCTAGGTTTGCGTGTGAGTTCAAGTCTGCCCGTCTAGCTTTTAAGCGAGAAGCGGATAAAGAGAAAGGAAAGGAGAAGGAGATTGAAGCACAATCAGGAGATGGAGATAAACCGTGGGAGGAACAGTGCCATATGGATGATGACTTTCCAAACGTAGTTCCGCCGGAGAGGCTGGAGGCGTTTATGGAAATGATGGGAAGTCGTGATCTAGATAAGGAGGAAGAGCATTTGAGTGACTTTCAATGGTTTATGAAGAATCAGACTCAGCTGTTGCGAGTAGCAAGACATCCATACATTGTGATTGTTAACGAGAGAGTGATAGGAAACTTTGAAGAGGAAAAGGAGA